CCTCGTTATCAAGGTGACTTTATTTCAAAAAGGTATGAAGATGTTATTATGGAAAAAGAAATAATTGAAAAAAAACATACATTTATTATGAACGAAGACTTACCGCATGATGACGTTAGCAATCAATTTGAGATTATCTGGGAAGAAGATTCTATTATTTCTTACAAGGTACCAAAAATATTAGCATTAAAAAGACCTACATGGGAAGTAAATCCTACTCGCAAAATAGATGATTTTAAATTAGCATTTTATACAGATTTGGGTGATGCAATGATGCGTTTTGCCTGCGTACCAACCTTTGCCTCAGATGCATTCTTTAAACAAAAAGAAAAATTAGAAAAATGCATGAACACAAGAAATCCACTAGACTCTTTTAGAAGGTTTGATGAAACTTTTAAAGCAGATCCAGAAAAAATTTATTACATCCATGCTGACCTTGCACAAAAACACGATAAGTGTGCAGTAGCAATTGCTCACGTAGATAAATGGGTTAATATTCAGGTTATTAAAGATTATGAACAGGTAGCCCCCATTGTTGTTGTTGATGCTGTGGCCTGGTGGGAGCCAAGAGCAGAAGGACCAGTAAATTTATCAGAAGTAAAACAGTGGATTATTAACTTACGCAGAGAAGGTTTTAATATTGGAATGGTTTCTTTTGATAGGTGGCAATCTTTTGATATCCAAAATGAATTACAGGCTGTTGGAATTAAAACAGAAACTGTATCAGTTGCTAAAAAACACTATGAAGATTTAGCGATGATGATTTACGAAGAACGTGTTGCTATTCCTATGATCCCAATTCTGTTAGAAGAAATGTCAGAATTGAGAATAATGAAAGGTAACAGAGTTGACCATCCACGTAAAAAATCTAAAGACTTGGCTGATGCGGTTTGTGGAGCGGTATTTGGAGCAATTTCTCATACAGCAAGGACTAATAATACAGAGATAGATGTCCACACTTGGAGTTCTGCAACAAGACTTGCAGAAAAACAACAACTTATGGTAGAATTAGATAATCGGGAAATGCCTAACGATGTTAAGGATTTCCTGGATAAATTAAACTTAATATAAACTAATAAGGAGAAAAATGAATTCATTTAAGAAAATCGCTTTAGTCATGGCTGCAGCCTTGTCTATTAGCACCTTAACTGCAACTCAGGCAAATGCTGTGCATAATGCAGACTCTCTTACTATTGATACAGTGTCAAGCACTATTTCAACAGGTGAGACTGCAACGGCAGTAGCAACATTGTCTTTTTTGGCAGGTAATACTGGAGATACTCTCACGGTAACTTCATCAGTTGTAAGTCTTCCAACAGGGGCTGCTAAATTAGCAACTTTGTCTGTAAAAGAAACAACTAGCGCTGTAGTTGTTGTAGCAGCAGATTTATATTCGGCTGATGTTTCCTCATCCGTAAATGCTCTTACCTCAGTATCCACAAAGTTAAATGTAAGCCTAGTAAACCCAACGGTTGCTGGAACTTATGTTATTAAATTAACTCCATCTGTAAAGGGTGGTGGAGGAACATTAAATTCTTCTGCTGTTCTGTGGTCAGTTGTAGTTAGTGCAGCAGATGTAAAAGCATCTGCATCAAATTCAACATCTATTATTAACTCTGGAGAAACAATCACAGCAACTGCTGACGCAACTGTTTTTGCCCCAAAGACTGTATCTTCTGATGCTGCTGCGGTAATCGTAGTAACACAAAAGAATGCTGCTGGAACATCTGTTTCAGAATCTTTGATAGCAACAGTTTCAGGTTCTGGTCTTATTGGAACTGGTTCAAACCACGCAACAATTTCAGCACTAGGACGTTCTATTTCAGTCGCTGCTGGCAACTACATTGGTGTATTTGCTGATGGTACATCTGGAGTAGGAACAGTTACAATTACAACACAATCTGGTGTGGTGCTTGGAACAGAATCAATAACATTTTATGGTGATATTGCCAAGGTAGTAACTACAGTTAAGAAGCCTGTAATTTCTACAGGATCAAATGCTGATGCTATTTCTGCAATTGCCTATGATTCAAGTGGTGTAAAGGTTGGTGCTGGAACACTTTCAGCAACATCAGATGCGTTATCTATAGTTAGCAACTCTGCAACAACTGCTTCCATCGTAAATGGTGAAGCACTGTTCTCACTTACTGGTGTTGCAACTGGTAAGGCTGGAATTGTTGTAAAAAGTGGAACAATTGTTGCTGATACAGTAACTGTTCGTGTAGAAGGAACTGCATCATCTGTAAAGGTTGCTTTTGATAAGACAACATATGCACCAGGTGAGGCTGCAACAATCACATTGTCAGTTCTTGATGCAAGCGGATTGGCTTTATCTGGAAAAACTAATACAAACGTATTAACAGATGGTGGAATTTCAACAAATTATGCATTTGGTTCAGGTAGCGATACTTTAACTGCAACATCTGTAACAACAGACGCTAACGGTGTAAAGATTTACAAAGTATTTATGCCAGCAGTAGAGGGTGATATTAAAGTTACTGCAAAGGGTGGATCATTACTACCAACTGCTGGACAGGTAGAAGTATCTGCATCAGCAACAGTGGTAAGTCCTGCTACAGTTGCACTTACACAAATTGCTGCTTTAACAGCAACAATTGCATCTCTACGCACCTTGATTGTTACATTAACAAACTTGGTTCTAAAGATTCAGAAGAAGGTAAAGGCTTAAAACTCCTTATAAAAATTGAGGGTAGATTAATTTCTACCCTCTTTTTTATTGCATAAAATGATATAATAGTATTGTTAGATATGGGGGCTAACGTAAAGGACCCCAAATTAAAAAGTTGTTTATTAGGTTAAGTTTAATAGCATTATTATTGTTTATGTGGACCTTGCTGTCCCCAACAGAAAAAGCACATGCTGAAGAGACTGTACAACTAGAGACAACTAACCAACCCATACTAGATACTGCCACCGTGGTAGCCCAAACTATAGAGTCAGCAACTGCTGCTATTGCTCAGGCTGAAACTGCCACGGCAGTCATAGAAATCCAAGCAACAGCCATTACAAGCCCTACAGAGACCATTACAGCCACTATCACACAGGCACAGGACTCAATATTACAGGCTCAAACAGTAGTAGATAGTGCTACTGTGGCTGTGGCTCAGGTTGATTCTGCTACCGTTTTAGTTGCTGAGGCTGAAGAAAATGTTGCTATTGCAGAAATAGCGGTAGAGTCTCAAACAGCAGTAGTAGAAGACAAGACATTGGTTTTAGAATCAGCAACAGCAGTGGTTGAGGCTAACACAACTCCTGGATTAAATGTAACAATATATCATAATCCTGGAACAAACAACATGCCAGCCATGGGTGGAAATGTTGTCTATACTGGTACAGATACAGATGGAATTGATGAGCAGTATGGTAGTTCAGGACCAACAGTAAATGGTGCAACTACCACAACAACAGTAACTGAAACATTTGCTGGTAATCGTTTAAATACATCTATTGGAATCACAGTAAATGGAACCCCTGTTTCTACTGAAAATAATAATAATGTATATATAGGATCAATCGGATTCCCTGGTCCTGGACAAGATCCTTCTCTAACACTTATAGGTTCAACTGCAGATACTCTTATAACTATGCCAGCAAACACAACCTCTGCAAGTTTCCAGGTTTTTGCTAAAAATGGTGATCATAATGCCGTAGTTACATATACTGACGGAACTACAAGTACTTTTAGTATTCAGCATAATGTTAGTCAGGAATACCCAAACTATGTTCATCAAGAAACAATTACTGCACCAACAGGAAAAACTATTGCAACAATAAATATTCCTGCCAACTGGGATTATTATGGAGTAGACAATGTGTCTGCTACGAGCCAGGTTACTTCAACAACAACAGTGGCAGAAGATTTCCAGGTTAAGTGGGAAGGTATTTGGACACCACAAACAACAGGAACACAGTACATAACTGCACCAGCAGATGATGGAGTTCGCCTCTATCTTGATAATGAATTAGTTATTGATGACTGGTTTGATAAGGGTGGTGGAGGATCTACCGCTGATGTTATGACTACCGCTGGAGTAGCAAAGCAATTCCAAATGTGGTATTACGAAAATGGTGGAGGAGCCAATGTGTCATTACTAAGATACACAGGATCTGGATGGGAAGTAATTCCTGCATCAGAATTTAGTACAACAAATGCAAGTCCACAACAACTTCAAGCACTTGCAACTGCAAGAAATAATCTTAACATTGCACAAGGGGCACTAGATATTCTTGAGGGCGACTTGACTAGTGCAGAGGAAGATTTAATTGAGGCAGAAGAAAATTTACAGGATGCTCAGGATGAACTAGACTCTTTAATACTTCAGGTTGGAACCGCTGTAAGCATTATGAACAACAAAGTTGCATATGCTAATAATACAGTTAGTCAAACACTTGCCAACGAGGAAGCAGAAAGACAAGCAGCAGAGCAAGCAAGACTTGCTGCAATAGCAGCAGAGAATGCAAGAGTCGCAGCACAGCAGGCGTATGAAGCAGAGCAGTCTAGAATTGCTGCAGAAGCAGCAGCACAAGCAGCCCAAGCAGCAGCAGAAAAAGCAGAGGCTGATAGAGTAGCAGCAGAAGAGGCTGCAGCGCAGGCAGAGGCTGAAGCACAACAAGCAGAACAAGATAGAATTGCTGCAGAAGAAGCAGCAGCCCAGGCTGAAGAAGAGGCTAGAGCAGCAGAAGAAGCAGAGGCTGAGGCTGCCAGACAAGCAGAAGAGGATGCTAAGGCAGAGGCTGAAGCAAAAGAAAAAGAATTAGAAGAAGCAAAGGCTGAAGAAGAAGAAGCACAAGAAAAAGAAGAAGAATTAAAAGAAATACTTGAAGAAGCAAAAGACGGAAAAGAATTAACTGAAGAACAAAAAGAAGTTCTTGTTGAGGCACTGCTAGAAGATCTTAAGCCTGGCGAATCAATCTCAGCAGCAGAAGTAAAAGCATCTGGTGTTTCATTTGCAGACCTACCACCAACGACTCCAGTAGAACTTCGCACAGATGAGAATGGAAATGCCCTTGTCATTACTGCAGAGGTTGCTGCAAGTGTTGAATTAGTTACAGATCCAGGGGCTTTGCTTGCAGCCGCTTTTACAGATCCAGGAGCAGCCCTAGCAGCACTTGGAAGTGTTGGTGCAGATATGACTGAGGAAGAAAGAGAAGAAGCAACGGATATGGTTGTAGCAACAGTAGTAGCAACAGGTGCAGCAATTAACGCAGCAGCGGTGGCAGCAGGTAGTGGAGCACCTTCAGGAGGTTCTTCTGGAAGTTCATCAAGTGGAGCAAATTCAGGCGCATCAAGAAGGAGCGGAAAATGGTAAAAATAATAAAAAATGTGATTACTGATTTAATTGATCAAGCATGGACACTACTAGGTATGTACATAGCCTGGGTTGTTTTAGACGGTAGCGCAAAAACAGTAGTTGGATACGGTATCATTGCAACTACGGCTCTTTGGATATTAACTAGTCCAATTAGACATAAAAATGATGAAGAATAAAATGAGGGTATAATCAAATTATGAAAAAACCACTAACATTTTTCTTATACGGTATACTAGTATTAGGACTAACATCCTGCGGATACGATGGTCACTATCGCTATCCATGTCAGGATCCATCAAACTGGGAAAGTGCAGAATGCAAACCACCAATTTGTACGGCTAACGGAGCATGTCCAGAAGATTTAGCAAGCATGGAGGAAAACGAAAATGGCTAAAGAAAGATTGTCCCCACAAGATTTAGATGCAAGATTAAAATTTATTCTAGGAATTACACTAGGTTCAATTTTATTTATAACTGCAACAGGAATTATGTATGCGCTAATTTTTGTTACACAGCCAGTTACAGGACAATCAGAAAACGATAAAATGTTTTTTAACGTTCTTGGAAGCGTTGCAACATTTATTACAGGCACACTTGCTGGTCTACTTATTGGTTCATCTGGGGCCAAAGATGTTATGGCTGCACAAATTGCAAACAAAGAAGTAGATGCAAAAAATACTTTAGCAGATAAAAAATTAGAAGCAGAAATTGATGAGGCAGCAGCAAGAAGACTTGCTAAGCCAGATGGAGCGATGCCAGAAGAACAACCTGTTGATACAGATTGGGATAAGTAATGTCACAAGGTACAGCAGAACGTCTTATTGAAGTTGCTATAGCAGAAATTGGAACCGTAGAGGGTCCCAAAGATAACGAAACCAAATATGGTAAGTTTATGAAAGCAGACTTACAGCCATGGTGCGGCTCTTTCGTAAATTGGTGTGCTAATGAAGCAGGAGTAAAAATTCCAAATACTGTATTTACTCCAGGTGGCGCAGCAGCATTTAAAAAAGCAGGTAGTTGGACTGATGCAAAAGTAGCAGATCCAGAACCAGGAGACATTGCATACTTTGATTTCCCTTCAGATGGTGTTGATAGAATTTCTCACGTAGCAATTGTTGTTAAAGACAATGGAGATGGAACTGTTTGGTGTGTTGAAGGTAATACATCTGGAGATCCAAAAGGTAGCCAACGTAATGGTGGAGAGGTTTGTAAAAAACTTCGTGCTTATAAGAAAAATCCAAAAAATGTTATGATATCTATAGTAGGATTTGGTAGACCTAAATTCGGTGCATCTGGATCAACAACTCCAGCAGCCCCTGCAAAAAAGGGTACTGCTAAACCAAAAACATGTTCATCATGTGGACAAACTGTTAAATAAAAGTATTTGACTAATTAACAACTTTTTGATATAATTTAAATATATTCTGAGGGGGAATGTTGTGACAGTGCTTGCAGTTGTACGTGATCTAGAAACAAATAAAGTTTATATGGCTGGTGATCGTGGTGCCTCAGATGATAATACTATTCTTTCTTTAACAGCACCAAAAGTTTGGAAACTTGGTCCATACTTAATAGGATATGCTGGTGCACTAGATGGTGAACGTATTAGGTATAATTTTAATCCATACATACCAGACATTAAAGACATAGACAAATTTATGCAAACTAAATTTATTAAGCAACTTAAAAATTTTTACAATGACTGGTGGGTTGACACTGGCAAAGAGGCTGACCTTGGTTTAATTATTTGTGTTAAGGGACAAATATATGAGCACAATGCAGTTGACATGTCTTTGTCTAAATACAATTTAGATTACTTAGCAATGGGATCTGGCGCAGAGTATGCCTATGGATTTTTAAATGCTACAGAAAAATCTAAAGATCCTCGTAAAAGAGTGGTTGGTGCAGTAAATTCTGCTATTAAATTTAGCCCATCCTGTATGGGGCCTATTGATGTAGTAAGTATTTAAGAGATCTTAATGATAATTAATCAAGACAAAGATTTAGTAGTGCCAGATAACACCATAGCAATTTTTCCATTAATCCCAAATGATGGCGTTGAAGAGTTTGATATGGATTTTAATTCTTTTTTAAAACCATTAAACCTAGATCATAAAAGAGATTGGTTTTCCTCACACTTTTATCATTGCTTGCCATTATCAATAGGAAATATGCAAGGATTTGTTTTTAGTGTTCCATTTGGATTTGATGTTTTGTGGAATGGTGGAGACTCTACCAATGACATTAAAATAGATTTACATTCAGACGCAAGTTTGTATAAAAATAAAAACCAGGTCAATTTAAAATCTGAATTTGGAAGTGGCATCCTTACGATTCATTTTCCAGTAACGTTAAAAACACCACCAGGTATTAACTTGATGACTATTGCTCCACCAAACTATCCGATTCCTGGAATGAGCCCAATGACGGGTGTCGTTGAGTCAGACAACTTAAGATTTACTTTTACAATGAATCTTAAAATGGATTTACCAAATATTATTATTCGTGTATTTGCTAATACTCCGTTAATGGGTTTAATTCCAATACCTAGAAATTTTTGTGATTCATTTGAATTAAAAAATGCATACGATATTTTTGATAAAGATATTGTAGAAGAAGAAAGAAATGTAGTCAAAAAACATACGGAGCGTAGAGAGATGTCAAATTACAATAAATCTCTTCCAGATAGGCTTTATTATCGTGGAATGGACGTAAACAATAATAAATTTATTAATCACCAACTTCCTAAAAAAACAACAAACTAGATTTGACTTTAAGTTAGTAGATAGGTATAATTAATATATGGATGAAAATTTTGAAGAAGTTTTAAAAAAAATACAAGATTTAGATTCAAACGATAAAGAATTTGAAATTTGGCTAGAAAATGGAATTGAGAGGGGCTGGATAACAGAGCCTTTCTGCAATACACATGAAGGGGATCCTTTCATGGAAGAAGAAGAACAAGAAGAGTGGGAAGCAGGAGGCGACCCATGTCAAGTAGTAGTTAAAATAAAAAATAACTAATAAAGGGGAAAAATGAGAAACAAATTATTAATTTTAGTTTTTGCATTAATTGCAAGTACTATGTCTGTATTTATTCCATCACAAGCAAATGCTAGTGAGTGTACTGCAGAAAATCCTTGTGGAACATGGGCAATGCTAGATAATGATGGTCGTGTTACAAATATTATTGTTTGCCAACCGTCAGTGTGTGGCTCAGGAACATTTGCTGGAGTAAGAGTAGTGCTGCAGGTTCCAGCCAACCCAACAACCCATACCTCACAAGGTGGTTACTACAATCCAGATCCTGAAAAAGCAGTTACATATAATGAACAAAGCAATACTTTTAGTTCAGGGTCAACAAGTTTTCCACAACCAGTTACAAGAAGTGAGATTGTAGAAACTACTACTATAACTGCAACGATTCATTCAGATGCAGTTACTTTTGGTCCTAACAATTTTATTGACGGTCAAATGGAATTTACTCCTGTTGTAACTTCAACGACAGGTGCAACTATTTCTGCAACTCAGGGTGAGTTAATTGAAACAAAATCTTTTGATGAACCAAAAACCAAAGAACAGTTTGAAGAATCTATTCAAGAAAGCACTATTCTTAAAGAAAATTTAAGTAAGTTCTTTCAATTGCTTCGTGGTTGGATAAAAAATTAAATAATACTAAAATATAGTTGCGGATATTGCATAGTGGTAGTGCGTAACCTTGCCAAGGTTAATGTGCGGGTCCGATTCCCGCTATCCGCTCAAAGGTCCCCATCGTCTAGTGGCCTAGGACGTCGCCCTTTCACGGCGTTAACACGGGTTCAAATCCCGTTGGGGACACAATCAGGGAGTGGTAGCCAAGTTGGTTAAGGCCCCGAACTCATAATTCGGTTATCGTAGGTTCAAGTCCTACCCACTCTACTTCATTTTATCTTCATGATATAATTGTTATGCTTGCCCAAATGGGGAGCAAATTAACTTATTCGCTTGAAAGGGGAATAAAATGGTAACACAGTTTGCAATGGATCTATTCAATGATCCTTTTTTTATTGGCTTTAACAGAGAGTTAGGCCGTTTAAATACAGCACATAAAGTAAATTCACAATCATATCCTCCATACGATCTTCTTAAATTAGATGAAGATACATATAGGCTATCTCTTGCTATTGCGGGATTTACAAAAGAAGATATTGATGTATCAGTAGATAATGGAACCTTGGTAATTAAAGGTGAAATTGTAGAGGTTACAGATGCTGAAGTTGTTCACAAAGGAATTGCTGGTCGTAAGTTTGTACGATCTTTTGCTTTAGGTGAATACATGGAAGTATCTAGTGCTGAACTAAAAGATGGACTGCTAACAATTAATGTTGTTCGTGTAATTCCTGAAGATAAAAAACCTAAAGTAATTAAAATAAAATAAAAATAACAACCTTGGCATGTTGTAAAACTGCCTATTTTTTGATATACTTAGATATAACTATAGGAGAGTTTATGCCAAGATATGACTACAAATGCTCTATTTGTTCTTCACAGATTGAATTTGAAAAAAAGTTTGATGAAGAAATATTTCCAGTATGCTGTAATCAATCTATGCAAAGGCTTTGGAGTGCCACTACTGCAATTTTCAACGGTAGTGGATTTTATTCAACCGACAACAGAAAGTAGATGTATAATAATACTATGAATAGTGCAATTAAAGATCATCCAAGTGTAAAACCCAAAGAATGGCTTTTAAGTGCAAAAGATCGCTGTGATTCATGTGCAGCAGAAGCCCTTGTCAAAGTAACTGGATTAACTGGAGACCTAATGTTTTGTGGTCATCATTATAATAAAATTATGGATACTAAAGATGGGTATGCAAAAATGATGTCTTTTATGCTCACAGTTATTGATGAGCGTGAAAAGTTAATTAAAGAACAAATAGGGGGTTAACAAATAATGTATGAGTATTTTGTAAAAGAAGTAAAAAATGTTGTTGATGGAGATACCATTGATGTAATTATTGATTTAGGGTTTGATATTTTATTTTCATCCCGTGTTCGCTTAGCAGGTATTGATACACCAGAATCACGTACAACAGATAAGATTGAAAAGACTCTTGGTCTTGAATCTAAAGAATATTTAAAAAAACAACTTAAAGATGCAAAGTCTGTGGTTATTCGTACAGAAAAAATGAACTCATCTGAAAAATATGGACGCATTCTCGGCTGGATATATATTAACGGAGAGTCTGAATCAATTAATAATAAGATGATTAACGATGGATATGCTTGGGGATATCTTGGTGAAACTAAGATTAAAGATTTTGAAGTTCTTAAAAAGGCTAGATCAAAGTCTGGCAAATGAAAAACGTTTTTTACTTTACAGCAGACTGGTGCAACCCTTGTAAAAAAACAAGACCAGTCGTTGAGGAATTAAAAAAAGAAGGATTTCAGTTTCAAATTATAGATGTTGATTATGAACAACTTTTGGCTAAACAATTTCAAGTTAAATCAATTCCTACATTTATTTTATTAGAAGACGGCAAAGAACTTGATCGTGTAACTGGGGCACAAACAAGGGAAAAGTTAAATGAGTTTATTAACTATGAAAAAAATATTCAAGAGAATATTTAATCCAGATAGGAAAAGTATGATTTCAGATGAAAACGAAATGATTGAAAAATTAATTCTTGAAGGAGCACTTGAGGTTGCGGGTATTGACTCTGAAGATGGTTCGTTGTTATATTCATTTACTTCCAAAATTCAACAGGTAATGCCAGAACTTTATAACGACCATCTCAATAGAGTTAATGCTGAAATACTTTCATTATGGGAAAAAGGCTATGTAGACATAGACTTCTTGGCAAAAGAGCCAATAGTAACAGTCACAAATAAATCTTTTGATCCCGTAGAAATGTCAAAACTACGCAAGCAAGATGTTTGGGCTATAGAAGAACTTAAACGCCTAACTCGTAAAGAATAACTCTGATATAATACTAAGATGCCATATCGTATAGGTGCTAAGGGTTCATTTGGTTGTTCAGGCTATCCCGCTTTAAAAGAGGGGACAAATGAAGTTATGGGTTGTCACAAAACTCGTAGTGAAGCAGCAGCACAAATTTATGCAATTAATCGTTCCGAAGGGAATATAGGGAAAAGTATGAATGAAATTAAAGAAGGCGACTTTGTAACATATGTAGGCGAAGATGATGAAATTATGATTGGTCGTGTTGAATACGTAATGACTAATCCAGGATTACTTGGGTTACCAGGATCAGAATACTCTATGGAATACATGGAAAATGATAAGCCAGTTATTGTTCGTGAATATGAAGAAAAAGATGGCGCATGGGAAGAAAAATCTTATGTTTCTTATCATCGCATGTCTAAAGTTATTAAAATTGAATCACTATCTGTATCAGTAGATCTTGTAGTTGAAATGGGCTCTAACGGATCTGGAATTCCATCAACAGCAGATTCTAAAACTATGATGGAAATGTATGATACTCAAATTGGTAAATCAGAAGATATGGATGATGAAATGGAAAAAGCAAAAGAACCAAACTACGGAGATTTTATTCAACCTCGTAGGGGTGGATCAACACCATCAAATCCAAAGTTATACGCAACAGTAGTGCAAGCAGCAAAAGATAAATTTGATGTTTATCCATCTGCAGTTGCTAATTCTTGGGTAGTTCAAGAATATAAGCGTCGTGGTGGTACATACAAGTCAGAGTCACAACCTACAACAAAAAGTATTTGGGATGGATCATTTAACCCTTTAAGGTTTAAAAAATAATGGCTAACAGATCTTCAGGTTCTTATTTTAAGAATAGTCCATTTAATTCTATTCAAATTAAAGATGGAAAAATTGTTCGTTTAAGAAAAGATGGCACAATTAAAGCAGAACTAGGTCCATACATAAAGAATCAAGGGAAAAAATAAACAATGGCTGATACATATACACCTAACGCTGGTATGAAGGCTGCTGCCCGTCGTGCATTAAAATGGAAAGCAGACGGTAAAGCAACTGGCGCAGGAACTCCTGTAGGTTGGGGTCGTGCAACAGATATCGTAAATGGATCTGTTATGTCTCTTAGTACTGTTAAAAGAATGTTTTCTTTTTTTTCTCGCCACGAAGTAGATAAAAAAGGTAAAGGATTTTTTGATGGCCCAGACTTTCCTTCCAATGGAAGAATTATGTGGGATGCGTGGGGCGGTGACGCAGGATTTGCCTGGAGTCGTGCAATTGTAGAAAGAGAAAAGAAAAAAGTAGAAAAAATTTGGCAGGGAACTGCATTTGATCTAAAAAAATAGGGGGCGATCTATGGATAATTTAGAAAAAAATGAATTAATTCAGTTAATATCATTTTATAAACAAAAACTATCTGATATAGAGTTAGAGTCATTAAAGTTACAACTTGAAGTTAATAAACTTAATTCTATGGTTTTAAATTTAAGCAAAACGCCAGAGAAAAAAATTAAATAAGATGGAATATTTATTAATTATAGGCTTGACATTGCTGTCTTCTTGGTCTATAATTAAAATATCAAACAAAAAAAGAATGATATTTTTAGGCAAACATAAATATAGACAAAGTTCTATTTATGAAATGGTTAAAGATGTTATTCCAAAACAAAAGTTTGATAAACCTAAAGTTATAACGCAGTCTGAAAAACATATTCAAAAGAATATGCTTAAGGTAGTCATAACTGAAGGAAAGGCATATTGGATATTAGATAATGTTTTTTATACTGCAAATGCTATAAATGGCAGAGTAGATGAAGAAACAATAAAACCATTAAATGCCGAAGGCATGCCAGCAAAAGAATTAGAAAAGATGTTATCAATACTTGATGACTTAAAACAAGGGGTAGGACCAAATGATAGTGGCAGTGCAGGGAACAAAAGAGTTTAATGACTATGGTGTATTTTTACGTGCTATGAGCGTTGCTCTTTCCGATATGGGAAAAGAAGACAAAGAGTTTGTTGTTTATTCTGCTGGTCCATTAAAAATTAATAATTTTGTTTCAGAGTTTTGCAATTTATCAGAGCGTGGGATGAAAGCAAGAGGCAAAAAAGTTAAATTCTATAACGTTGCTCCAGCATGGTTAAGTGAAAACATAGATAAAATTAACTACTTTGTTTTTTTAAGTCTTCCAAAAGAACCAAAATCAAAATTGGTTTTAACTGCAGAAGCAAATAATATTAATGTTGGTCTTTTTAGATATTAGGAGAAAAATGATAATTAAAAGTTTAAACACAATGGAAAAAATTGTAAACAAAAATAAAAATTTAATTTGGCATGGCTGGGACATTGTTGATTTAAAAGAATCAGAAGTAGCAAAAACTTCCCCAATGGGTATTAGAATAAAAGATAAATGGTATTTACATAGAATTTATAAGCCTACTCGCATTGGCTGGGACATACCAAATAAGTACAAGGATTAATTTTGAAACAGCATTTATGGAAAGATCAAGCCTTATGCTTGGGAATGGACAACAATGCATTCTTTGATAAATACGAAGATTATGAAGAATCTAGAAAAGATATTGATGCACTTTGCAAACAATGCCCAGTAAAAAAAATATGTTTTGCCAACGGGGTCTCTGGAAAAGAATGGGGAGTCTGGGGTGGTGTTTATTTAGAGGGTGGAGAAGTTTCAAGAGAATTTAATAAGCATAAAACTAAAAAAGACTGGTATGAAACTTGGCAGTCTTTAACTATGGAATAAAATGTATACAGACTCTATGCGTAAGGCTGTACATTCAATTATTCCTCCAAAAGGATTTGGGGTAGAAATTATTGACAATGATCACTTTCTTACTGTAAAATTAGATGAAAAAAAGTTTTTACGTATGGCACATGATGATAAAATATCGGCACTTCAATATGTTGTAAAACTTAAAAAAGCATTAGAGCATTGTGGAGCAATTGTTTTAATAACCAGGGAGGCACTTAAATAATTAAAGAATTGTTTAAAATTATTTTTTGTAAAATTAAAGGTCATATCCTAGTTACTGCTGGAGCATGTCCATTTACTGGAAAAAATTATAACGCCTGTACAAGATGTGGAGCAATGATAGCAATATGAAAAAAAAGACAAAAATATTAATACTGATAACATTATCTTTCTTGACTGCCGTAACACTTTGGGCAGCATCTAATTTAAAAAAAATATCTGAATTAGATATTTTTGATGTAGAAAAAGACTAATGCAAACCTTTCTACCTTACAAAGATTATAATCAGTGTGCGGAAATACTAGACAATAAACGATTAAATAAACAGATACTTGAAACCTATCAGATACTCAAGGTTTTATCTGGCAGATCTACTTCAGGGGCATGGCGAAATCACCCAGCAGTCTTGATGTGGAAAGGTGCTGAGCACTCACTAAGAGCATACGTAAAGGCCATGATTACAGAGGCTACCTTGAGGGGTATTAAGACAGACAAGAACCAGGCCAATATAGAGGCTCTAGAAGCCCTTTCTGGCCCTATCTGGGGTACTGCTAAGCCTCTATGGAATAGTGCATCTCACGTAAATCGTGTTAATATCACTCATAGGACTAATCTATATCGTAAAGATCCTACATACTATGCTGAGTTTTATATTGATACAAAAAGTGAATATAACAAGCCTTGTTGTGATAAGTGTTTATATTATTGGGTAACTCATGCCATTAGGGATAGAGTACAATAGTTATTATGGAAATGATGTTTGTTATATTTTTTGCCACCCTGTCTTTTTCCTTTGGCATAGCCTATTGGTCTACTTTTGATAAACTAAAAAAATCTAATCTTTTAATGGCTGAACTTTTTATAAAAAACAAAGCGCTTGAAGAATTAGCCTTCCAGGTAAAAAGCGGTATAGGTACATCCGATGATCTAATTCATAAAGAAAACTTTATTAAATTCCTTTCTGATTCTAGGGATTGGGCTTTTGAGTATATTGAGCAGTCACAAAAAACAATTAAAGAGGTTTCAGAAGAACTTAAAAATAAAGGTTTGGACAACTATTCTGAAAAACTTTTAGAACTTTTACCAAAAATGGGTCAAGAAAAAGAATAACATGAGAGATATTTTGCTATCAGTCATTACAGGTTTTGGATGCGGTGTCGTGTTCGCAGCATTCAAATTGCCAGTACCAGCACCACCAGTTTTTGCGGGAGTCGCAGGAATTATTGGTTTGTGGATTGGCTATAAAACACTAACACAAATTATATCCTAGGAGGAATAATGAATAACTTACTAAACGATAATACAAAGGCAATGCTTGCATCATACGGACGATCTGTTCTTGGTGCTGTAATTGCACTTTACATGGCTGGCGTAACAGATCCAAAAGATCTATGGGCTGCATTAATTGCTGCTTTAGCGCCCGTTGCATTGAGAGCGTTGAATCCAAATGACAAGGCGTTTGGCATACTGCCAGATACTGGTGCTATTTCGGATGCACTTAGCAAGATCGCACCTGCTAAGAAGGCTCCAGCAAAAAAGAAGGCTGCTAAGAAAAAGTAGTTTGTTTCTAATAAAGGGGGCAAACTTAAAACCTTGCCCTCTTTATTTTTTTATATCAGGAGAATTATGGACTTTGTGTATATATGTAAAGAAGGCATTAACGAAGAGTTAAAATATTCTATTAGATCTGTTGTTGAAAGTTTTCCAGACTCAAACATATGGGTAGTTGGTGGTAAGCCTGATTGGTATGTGGGTAATTACATAAAAGTAGAACAAAAAGAATCAAAATATAAAAATGCTGTAGAAAACTTAAAAATAATTTCTACCTCAGATCAGATATCAAAATCATTTGTTTTAATGAATGATGACTTTTATATTATTAAAAAAATAGACAAAATAGAAAATTTTCATGGGGGTTATTTATTAAATAAAATAAATTTATATCAAAAATTAAATGGCAACTCTCAATACACCAGAAAACTTTCAGGCACATATAAAAAACTTAAAGCCTTGGGATTTGAAAACCCTTTAGACTATGAACTTCACGTTCCCATGATTATGGAAAAAGAAAAACTAAAGTTAGTATTAGAACTTTTAGATCAATTTTTATGGAGATCTATTTACGGAAATAAGTTTGATGTCGGTGGCACACAAATGGAGGACGTCAAGGTTTACAACTCTGGACCATTAGTTCTTAAGTCTTATAATTTAAATATAGATGATCATACTTATTTATCTAGTGCAGATAGTTCATTTAATAATATATTTAATAAAATACTTAAAGATAAATTTGACAAAAAAACTAAATTTGAGAAATGAGTTCTAAGTATTTATTTTTTAATATTGCTGGCGTAAAATGGTTAAATCCTAAATCATAGGCTTGTTGTTTATAACTAGTTTTATCAATAATAGACATATACTTATCAATTGTTTGTGCTAACAAAACATTATTTGCTTCAAACAAATTGATTCTAACTTTTGTTCTAATTGTTCCTATAGAATCTGATTCAACTAACCAATCTTGTGGCAAGATCTGATTATTGGGTGAAACATTTGTCATAAAAACGGGGAGACCAGAAAGCAAAGCCTCATTCATTGGCAAACATAGTCCTGCATATCTTCTTGGTAATACCATAGCGTCAAAGCCATTATACAGATCTTCCCTGTTTTCTGGATTGCCAATCTCAATCTTTAGTCTTGAGTCTGTTACATTAGTTACTATTTCACTTTGACTTCTAATAACTAATTCATAATCAGACTTAGAGTGTTTTAACATATTTATTACAGTCTCAGTACCATTTCTATCTTTGGCTGCTTTTTTACCAGCAATGTGTAATAGCCTGTTGTGTGATTTAGAAATGTTATTATTTTTTACAGTTGTAAATAACTCAGGAGTAGTGGGTGGCGGAAGATGAACTACCTTTGTTCTATCTCCAAACATACTTTGAATTGTTTCAATTTGCCATAAACTGGGAGATAGCAAAACAGTCGGTAGTGGAAGTTCTGGGTTTGATAAGTGACCAAACAATTCATAGTTATATTGAAGAATGGTTTTTACACCACGTTTATTTGCAAACCTTACAAAATTTTGATCATAAAAAGTTTCACAACTTAATACAACATCCACATCTCCTAAAAACATTTTTATCTGTTGAACAGATGGAAAACCTTGTGTTTTAATACAACTGTATTGGTCATACCAGTGTGGATGTTGCTTGTTATTATTAAACGGGGTAGAGTCAATTAAAAGAATCTTATCAGGGTTGAGCATATTAACTAACTCTTTAGTCTGATTACCAAGACCAGTATTGTCTGATCTTGCTATGATGCCTAGTCTCATTCTTTATACCCCCAAGTTTCATCGTCTACCGTAAATTTTCGGGTACCTTGACGACCATCTAAGTGATAAGAACGTTTAATACTACCTTCAGGGTGATATATCCAAAGTTTATGCATCTCCCAACCTTCTTGATTAAACACTTCATACGGAGATATATCGTCTTGAATTGCTCCATGAAATGTATCTTCTATAAAAAATTTATCTTTACATCTTGGAAGCACTATATCTTTATAATATTTTTTTCTACTTAGATGTGGTCGTTGACTCCACTGTATTGTTTTCATAAACCCATCTTCTAAACCAAACATTAGGTGTTCGTGATCTTTCGGTATGGATGATTCAAAATGAAAACGAATGGTGTTTGCTTTATTATACTCAAACATGTCTAAGCATTTATCCCAGTCTATTGCTACATCTGGAGTTAATGGGGCATCTCCTTCAATGTAAAGCAATAGCGGTGTTTTAATTTCATTGATTGTTTGACGCATCATGTTAGTTTGATGGCTATGCTCTTTAAATACAAAAGGCAATATGTTTTTATCCTCATGCAAGCATTTCCATAAAATACGATTTTTATATTCATCGTAATCTTTTTTACGGTTTTGTTGTTCTTCTCTAAGACCATCTATTTGCATAATAATTTCGTTGTCTGGAAAGTGAACACGAATATCACTAATTGTTTGCTCTATCATATTTGTACTTGGGTGATCTGGAATTACAGAGGTAGCCATGACAATTGTTATATCTCTTTTATGCATTTACTTGCCTCATTAACTCAATAAAAAGATCCCTTTTATATTTAATCCACCAACAAACAACTTGATGCATATCCGATGTGTAATTGTTTAATAATTCAGGTAGCAATTCAGGAAAGAGTTGCCAATTTTCAAAAGTTTTTATTTTGTGATTACCCTCAAATAAAAAATTAAAAAAGTCTGTGTTTCGCATTCTTGGGTCTAACCTATCCCCTATGGGTAAGCAAAGCATTTCAATTGCTTCATAGAATCTAAATGAATCAACAACCATTGCTCCGCTAGGGCAAGGAACAATCTTTGATAAAAACATTTTATCGTAATATGATTTCGGACTTAAGCCTTCTGCAAAACCAGTAGTTGGATTATAAAAAGAGTTTGGTATCTCAGGCATAACGGTTGCAAGTTCTTGCCTTCTTTGATGAGTTATCTGTCCTGAAAAAAATACATCATACGATTTATCTTGATACTCTGGTAAATTATTTGATAAATGTTGAGGAACACCTAACGCTAATTTATTATATTGTGAATGTTTTCTGTGCGGGTATTGAATCCAAATCTCAATATTATTATGCTCTATCTTATCAACCTTAAAAGTGGCGCTTTCATCTCCAGTAATAAGTAAGACCACCCTATCTATTTTATTTAACTCTTCAGATATTTGATTTTCATAGTCTACATTTTGAGGTCCAGGAATTACAACAAAGGCTCTGTCTGCTTTAGTCAAAGTTGTTACCCTGTCTGGTTTGATATTATTTTTATTAAAAAATTGTTTTAATAGACCGTAATCCCATTTATCAGCAGCACAATCTTCTTGTTTAACTGAATAAAGATATGCTTTAAGATCGTTCATAAAATAAGTGTACCTCATGCTGATAGTCAAGCAAGGTTTCTTTGTAGCCAATACCCTTAATAAATTGTCTTAAATCATACAGATATTCTTTCCAATACATCATCATAAATTCTGGGTGTCCAGATAGCCAAATCTTGGGTCTATGCTCTTTAAGGACCCTCTCAGCCCCTCCTAGGACCCTCCATTCACTACCCTCAACATCAAGGGATATTGCTGTTGGTGGCTTCATTCCTTTTTCATAAACAAGAGTATCAATCTTTGTTTGACCATATTTATCTGCTTCATATTGTAGTTCTTTAAATCCATGTGAAGCCTCAATAGGAGCATCAGCCTCTGGAGGCCATGCATCATAATATATACGTGCAAGTTTATTATCTACATCAGATGCAAAACCAGGAATAGAAGCCAGTGGCATCTCTAAGTTATTTGCACTCCAAAGCAATGGAAAGTGTGACCAAACCTTTGGATTAGGTTCAAATAAAACAACTTCTGATCCCCACATTTGACACAAAGCAGGCATCTCTCCTTCTTCTGCACCAACATAATACATAACATCTCCAGATGAAATGTTTTCTGACATATGTTTTAGCCTTGGCTTTTCCCAACCATGGGGTTGATACCAATCAGGACGTGCTGCACGATGTTCTGGCAATGTAATTTCAAAGTCACCATTTATCGTTACTTTTTTCATTTCGGTCATTTCTGTAACCATTCTATTAGTGATACCTTTGGCATCCATCCAGTTAAATCTTTAAACTTTGCGTTAGACGCAAGGGTTTCTTGCACTTCACCAATTCTTGGCGGGATAAATTTAATATCATTTGAAATCATATTAGCAATATCAAGTATAGAGTAGTTACTTCCATACCCAATGTTATATACTTCCCCAAATCCATTTTCAACTTCAGATGCAAGAATGTTTGCCTGTATTACGTCTGATATGTGAGTAAAATCTCTACGCTGAGATCCATCTCCAACTACTGTCAATGGTTTTGACTCATGATATTGTTTTAAGAATAGTCCTATTACTGGTGCGTACTGACCTTTTAATGGCTGTCTATCTCCATAAACATTAAAGTATCTAAGTGATATTGTTTTTAGTCCATAAAGATTATAGTAAACTCTTGCAAGGTTTTCACCAAAAACTTTAGCAGCAGAGTATGGCGTTAATGGATCAGGTGACTGTGTTTCTTGGTTTGGAAGCAAGGCTTTTTTGCCATAAGAAGATGATGTGCTTGAATAAATTAATCTATCTACATTATTAACCCTACAAAGTTCAAGAACATTGGCTGTTCCTACTGCGTTTGACTGAATAGATTTTTTAGGGTTTAGTATTGCTGGCTGTATTCTTGCATCAGATGCAACGTGAAACACGCAGTCAATATCTTTAAATAATGGTGCAACCAGATCATAATCGCAGATATCATACTTATAGTTTTGTGCTTTATCATTCCAATAGAATTGTTCATGGCACTCTGCAGACTCATTATCAATACAAATAACATCGTGACCAAGACTAATTAACTTATCAACAAGGTTTGACCCAATAAAACCAGCACCACCAGTAACTAAATATTTCATTTTATGTTTAGAGTTTCTAGTATTACAGACCATCTATGAACGTAAGTATGTTCTTTTTTTGTTCTTTCATGCCCATTAAGTCTGATTGCTTCTCTTGATATACCGTCTAATAAATACTTATCTATCTTATTTTTTAGATCTTCAAGGTTGCCGTGTTCATAAAATACAATCTCATTTTCATCCTTGAAGTATTCCTCAAGACCTTTAATGCGAGGGTAGATAGTAAAACCACCACGACCAGTACTCTCAAACAATCTATCACTAGTGTAGTAAGGATAATTAAAATTAATATTTAAACTATCACCTATTGCTATTTTGCTTTTTGCGTAGATACGGTTTAATGCATCTCCACGAACAGTTCCAGTGTCACCATCTCCACCAACATGTAAAAATCTTTTACCATATGTGTTTCTCAAAAAATCTATTAATTCTGGTCGGTATTTATGTTCATGATGATAACCCTTACTACCAACAAATATAATATCATTTTCAAAGTTATGTGGATCATAATCTTCATGGATATAACATTCTTTATCATACACACCAGCAGGTAAAAAGTGTCCTTCTACCTGTGTGTTTTCATTAAACCAATCACACATTAACTTATCTGTAGCAAAAAAGTGACCTATGTTTGTATAGAAATCATCATTTTTTAAATCTTTTTCACGCTCAATACCAAACCACAAATCTAAATGATAGGTCATGGTTGGTATGCCAGCAGCCTTTAATTGTTTTAATACATCTGTCATAGATCTAGATCCTGGAGTTTGCCATCTATGTGTATGCACCCAGATGAATAAATTAGACTTTAGTGCTGCATTTAATATTTCAGCACTACCCGCTTTCTTCTCTTGCAATTTTTGCACCGTATGCCCAAGAGATTCCAAAGATTTAGCATGATGATTCTCACTACTATAAGGCACTTCAAAGTTACCAAGAAATACTATATTAGCCATATTTATCCTTTTATTAAGTTATTTTTAATTTCTTTTATTATATTTTTTTTATGCTTAAGCATTGAATAATAACTTTGCAATTGTCTAGTTTTATTTACTCTATAATCTTTTGCTTTTGTAACGTCTCCTGCATATTTCATAATTTTTTCGCTAGCATAAAATTGTTTAAAAATAATTTTTTCTTCCGTATAGAATTTAATATACTGAAAAATATCTTCTTCTTTAATTTCAAATCTATTGTAATTATTTTTTAAATAAAAAGCAAACTCAGTTGGACGAAACCACTTTCCAATATCAAAAATTCCAGGAATTGGTATGCATCTTTTAGTTATTTCATTATCTTCTAAAAATGGCAGCATCCCTGCAGACATTTTTAAAGAATTTTTCTCAGTAAAAAAAATAAACTGTTGAAAAAATGAAAAAAGTTTTTCTTTTTCTGAACGAACCATTACATGTTTATTGAAAAAGTCTTGATCGTATAAATTAGTAAATGTACCTGTTTGATTATCTTTTATTTCAAAATTATAATCATATATGGATTCTATTGAAAAAACATTTTTCATGTATTCTTTTACTGATGGGCAAAAATTTACTACTGTATTTTTATCTTTTATATTTTTTAAAAATTGTTTATATATTGGCTCAGGCTCTTTAGCCCTTAGCCATTCTTCTTCAATACAGGCCCAATAAACAGTAATTGACATTATATTTTTTCGTTTTCTCCTCTAGCAATTGCAGCAGATGCTTCAAATGCTTTTTGTGTTCTACGGGATTTCAATAATCCTTTTTCTTTCCAAAGCGGAATAGTTGCTTCAATGTCTTTAGCAATTTGTTCTCTTATTTCTTTGACAGTAAAAACAATGAAATTCCACACATCCTGTTTTTGTTTATCTGTAAGTTCTTCGGTCCAGTTAGTCATCTTCTTCTTCAAACCCCTTTAAAGCATTAGAATTTTTAAAACAATTATAACAATCTCCATTAACCAGTCTACCGCCACAGGATTCGCAATACATAATTCTATGATACCAGATCATAGACTGGGTAGGTATCAAACTTGTAATAACGGAATTATTAGTTTAAAACCTTAAAAAACTTGATTGCCAGTGTTTAACAAAATTTTAAGCCTTTATAGACCTACATAATTTGTCAAACTTTTCAACAGAGGAAATCTTTAACTCTACTGATTTTATAACTGCATCTAAATTTTTACTTTGTAATGCTATTTTAGTATTTTGTTCTGAAACAATCCAAGTTTTTACAACATTTTTAATTGCTCCACTTGTAAGTTTTTCTCTTTTAGATAGCATTGCTATGTTTTGAGTAGTTTCTTTTAGCATATCTTCGTCAGTTGCGATGCCAGTAGCCCAATTAAGCATAACTTCAGATTGATATTTTGTTTTAATAAATTTACAAGAATTTTTATTATTCTTAGTATTTAAAGATTTTGTTGTAGCCTCCGCTGAAGATACAGGAATCAATAATGTTAAAAGTACTGCTACTATAGTTATTTTTTTCATATTACTAGTATACCCCACCTATCTTGTTTTGTAAAGTTTTTATTTATTTTTTAAAACTGGATCAAGCCTATCCCAATATCCACTATTATTACCTTGGTATATTTCTCCAGTTTCTTTATCTATAAGCATCCACTTTTCAGGACATCTTGTGTGAACTACTAAATCTATTGGCCTGGTAAGTTCCTTTATTTTTTTTTGTTTTCTCATTTATGTGTTTTCATATGATTATAAATAGTTTGATGTGCCATTGTTGACCTCACCTGTATTTCCTTACTACATGTTTCACAAATAACAAATTTATTGGCTGACATACAATTCAGTATATCAAATTTATAACGGTATGTCAATACGTAATATAAAATTTAATCGTATTGTTTTTTTGTCCAAAATGTTTTTTTATACCATCCTTTAAAAACACTACTAGCAGAATCACTATGACTCTTTCCAATTTCTACCAGACCTTTTGTTTTTTCTGAGTTCCAGTCTTCTTGGCGAAACGGTATTAGTTGTGCTATTGGCGTTCCTTGCTCAATGAGTCCTGTAAATCCCTCTTTAAGGTAAAATGGAACATTTCCATCTTCGCTTAATACCAATCCTCCATCAAGCACTGCACTTAAAGTTGTAAATGGAAGATCGTGTCTATTTAGTGGATGAGTAAATAAAATACTATATCCTTTTGGAACGCCATAGGAAACTCCTGGGTGCCAAACAAATTCTGTAGGATAATGACCAATTGGAACAAGTTTTTCACTTGCTACATTATTTCTGACATTTGGTGTGCCTTTTGCACCTTTTGGCCATAAAATAAATGGAACCCCGTCTCTTATTTCAACATATAGATCAAAAGGAAGGGTCATTACGTAGCCAATAGTTAATGAATCTAAAAATGGTACACATAATTTAACTGTTGACCTAATATTAAAATCATCACTAAACATTACATCATCATAATATTGTGGTATTTTTTTATACCAATCTGGTACAACTTTTTTTGTTGGAACTATTGAGTTTGGATAAGTTGGAACGGCAGACTCATATCTTAAAATTGGTTTTTGTTTTTTATTAAAAATACTTTTTTTAAACATGTCTTCTCCATTTTATCATATATGTTTGTATATTAATCTTACCATTTTTTTGCGATATAAGCAAATGAGCAGTTTTTTACAGTCGTGCTCAGGACTATCCCAGTTATTTAATGTCGCTGTCTCCCCCGACATATCTGCGACTCCACGGTGAGGTGGTGCAGAAGACAATGTTATCATAATTTTAAAAAACAAAAGTTTGGCGCAAAATAGAAGTAAAAACCTTATTGTGCTCTACGAAAGCACTATTGGTTAATATCCTCTACCTTTTTCATTATACGTTTAACCATATCCTCTCTTTCTTGAAGTGATAAGTTAACACCTGTATCTATTTCTGTCATTGAGATGGCTAAATCAACTAAATCTTTCATTGTTCTCCTTACAGTCAGGGCATTGCTTAGTAGGCCTATCTGTCCTATCTGGCACGGTAAAAATAGATCCACAATCAAAACAAAGAACTTTAGTCATCTGACTCCTTTTTCCACTGTTCTTCCCATAACCCCATAAGAGACTTATTGCCTACATCATTAAAATAATAAAGGTTTTTCTTTGCATTATATGTCCATCCATACCAAAGATCATTTTCAATCCAAGTAAGGTTTGTAGGTCTTTCATTTCTGGCTTCTATAATCATTTGATCAAAGTGGTATTTCATTTACAGGTTCCTTTGACCAGTGGATATATGACCTAATGTAAACTACTGCATAGGCAAGGGCGGAAAATATAAAACCATATTGGTTTGTTATTATTGCATAGGCTATCCATAAGCATTCATTAAATAATAAAACAAACCATCCCCATTTATCTTTTCG